ATTATTTTTAAATGTTGAACACGAAGACACTAACAAAGTAATCTTCACCAAAAAAGAACTATGGGCTAATCAAGTTCCTTTGTTTGACTTTGAATACAACGAAGACCAACTACTTAAAAAAGCTTTAGAAGTTGGTTTTGTAACAAAGATTGGTGAAGACCAATACGAAATGAATGAAGACTATTTAGGGGGTGTCTAATGGCAATATTAGAAATTAAACCTAGCTCTGCTCAACACTTTGTTTATAACAATACAGAGTTTGAGATACGAATTACAGATGATGGCGATAAGCTTGAAATTTGGGAAGTTGAATACCAAGACGGCAAATGTATCGGTTTTAAAGATATAGTTGCTGAGTTTAATTTAGAGGAAGTAGCTAATGGATAGAGATAAAGAATTTATAAAACTACTAGACGAAATGTCAAAGACTAACAAGCCTTTAAGCGATTGGTTTAGAGGTGTTAAAGAAACTTTGGAGAAAGAAGAAGATTATGAAGACGAAGATTAAACTTTCTAAACCTAGCAAAATGCCTTGTTACTCATGGTCATTACAAGCTATTGATACTTGTCCTGCTTCCAAAGGAGCAGATGGTAAGCTTGTTGATGCTTGTAAAGGTTGCTATGCTACTGATGGTAATTACAATTTCAAAAATGTAAAACAATCAAGAGACTTTAACAAAGAAGATTGGCAGAGAGCTGAGTGGGTAGCAGACATGGTTGCTTTCCTTGATACTCAACGATACTTTCGTTGGTTTGATAGTGGCGATATTTATCATGTAAAACTATTGGAAAAGATTTATGAGGTCTGTGAGCAAACACCTCATTGTAAGCATTGGATACCTACTCGCATGTTTAAGTTCAAAAAGTTTCAAGAGCCTTTGAATAGGCTTAACAGTCTACCTAATGTCAATATCAGATTCAGTTCTGATAGTGTCTTAGGAGAATTTACAGAGGGTGTGCATGGCTCAACTATCCTACCAGATAGAAGAGATGTGCATGGAGTCACTCGCTGTAATGCTTATCGGACTGATTATTGGGGTAATACTATCTCAGATGATGAGTTCGATAAGCTTTCTAGTACGAAAGACTATGGGTTTTGTGGCTCATGTCGGGCATGTTGGGATAAAGACGTGCCTGTCATAGGCTATGTAGCTCATGGTAGAAAAATGATGAAGGTCATCAAAGATTTAATTGATGTCGTTCAGCTTGTATAAAAGGAGAATTATTATGCTAACTATTAGCGATTTACGAAAGGGTGATAAAGTTTTATTAACTTCAATATCCTTTATGTCTGACGAACCTCGTAAAGCTACTCTTTTAGAGAAGCCTAGAGGAACAACTGCATTTGTGGAAATCGAAGGAGTTGACGGGTATTACAACGACTTTGGAAGCATTTACATAGATGAAATTTTAGGGAAAACCAATGATGATTTTGAAGTCATTGATGATGTTATACTAAGCGATAAACAAGCTAGTAAAATGCGTGAAATAAGGGGGTTTTTAAATGCCTAACGATTGTTATAATAAAGTAGCTATCTCTGGAAAAGAGAAAGATATTGCGAAGATTAAGAAGCTTTTATCGAAAGGTAAAAGAAAAACAGCAAATGTTTTTAACTTTGCTAATATTATTAAAGAGCCAGATTGGGACACAATTCCTAATGAAGATGGTGAGTTGCCGATTGTAGAAAGAAAAGGTCTTTTTAACTTTAAAAAGTTTCCTTCATCTAATCAGAATGACGATAGGTGGTATAATTGGCGAGTAGAAAATTGGGGAACTAAATGGAACTCCTATGATTGCGATTTAGTAGAAGCAGATTCTGATAGTTTAGAGTATGTGTTTTATACTGCTTGGTCGCCACCATGTCCTGTAATACAAGCCTTACGAGACAAATTTCCAGAGGTTTATATTTCGGCTTTTTATGATGAGCCAAGTATGGAACTAGCAGGATATTATTAAGGAGATATTATGAAGAATGAAATCGTATCAGAATTCGGCACTATGGAAAAACGTAGAGCTGTTGTCGTTAAAACTAATAATGGTTTTAGAGTAGACCTTTATGAACGTATGGAGTTTGTTAAAAGTACAGACTGCAACGACCATTCGGAAAGCTATGCCGAAAGTATGGCAGAGAATTGGGTATTAAAAGTATTGTGACATGAGCAAGTATCAAATTGTAGATTGGAAATACGATAACTCTAAAACAGAGTATGAAAATTTTGAAGAATGGTTTCGTTGTGCTAACGAAGAGAGAGATAACTTTGACCAAGAGCCTTTACTTCGTCACGAAGCACAAAAACAATACGAAACTTTAATGGGCTTTAAACTACCTTTTGAGGAGGGATTTAATGATTGATGAAAAATTAGTCAACGAAAATATTCGTGAGCAAATTCTATGGGTCGTAACCGACTTATGGAATCTTTCAGACAGAGAGGATTTATTATCTGACTGTCTTGCATATGTAGATGATGTGATAATGTCTTTGGATAAACCTGTAACAGACATTGATATCACAAGAGCTGTGTGTTTGTTTTTACAACAACATTGCAGAGATGCTGTATCTTCTAGAGATTTAGAAGAAATGGAAAAGTATCAACAAAGACACTAAGGAAATACTATGAACCAAAAAGCTACAGGGTGGCACAAATATGTCCCAAGAGTTAGTAATTCTAATGTTTCTCACAGGAAACAAACTTATTGGGTTCAAAAATATGGATTTGAACCATCCTTTGAATTGGCTACTAATCCAGAGTTAGTTGCCTACGTTAACACTATGTTTCTAAGTCTGTTAGATGACAAAGAAAAATTATGTGAAACAAAATGTAAAAAGTTAGGCTTCAAATATGATGAAAACATTGTAGATTCTTTTGAGTTTTATATGACTAATCAAAAGGATTTAGAATGTCGATATTTTATGGAAGTGTAAAGTTTTGGCTCGACAAATAATCGGAGATTATCCTCAAATTATTTACCGAAAATCATTGATAGGTTTCAGTGAGGGCAATAGGATAGCCTTAAATATCCTGTGTTGAGCCAAATTTATTGGAGGTATTATGAATTTAGATAGAGAAAGAAAATTATTAAATGCGTTAAATCATTTGTTGCAATATCTTATAGCAGAGTATGATGCTTGTGAGGTGTTTGTTATGTCAAACGAGGACCATAGAGCTATGATAGAAGAGTTGAGAAGGGCTAAAACCAACTTAGAAGATAAGTTTATTTACAACGAGGGTTTATAATATGGAATTAACTAAGAACGAATATGCGATTGCACAAGCTTTGTATAGCAGTGTAGATATTGATAGTGTTTTACTATCTTTTAGATACATTAAATACGAAGAAAGGACAGAATCACAGGAAGCAAAATCAACAACTCAACGGCTAGTATCGGTCAGAGAGATATACCCTAAGTATATAACAGCAAGAGAAGTTGGCACAGGGCAGACAAAGAAATTTAGTTTGGCTAATATAGTTGAGGATTCTTGCAAGGTCTTAACGGAGGTAGTATGAAAATGATGAGACAAAACCACCCTGAAGCACCGGTAGAGGTCGCTATAAATTTTGACAAGTCTCAACAAGAAACTTTTTATTCTTTATATGAATCAGAGTTTCTTCCTTGGAACGAAGCAGTTACATGGAATGTTAGAGAATTGTATGACGGAAGTAAGCTTTACATTTTTGATGTTGAGATTTATGAATTACTACAAGATATTATTGAGAAAGTATTATGAATATATTTTATTTTTACGATTGCCCAAAAGCTTGTGCCCAAGCACAGCCAGATAAAATGCTAGTGAAGATGCCACTAGAAACTGCACAAATGTTATGCACAGCTCACCGAGTTTTAGATGGTGATGAATATGCAGATGCCAATGGTCTTTACAAAGAAGCGTATAAGAATCATCCTTGCACTATTTGGGCCAGAAAAACATCTGGTAATTATGCATGGCTTTATGAACACTTTGATGCTTTGTGTTGGGAATATACTCATAGGTATGGTAAGACACACATGTCTGGAGCAAAACTAATGGATGCTCTAAGCAAAGTTCCAGACAATATTGAGCAAGGTGAAATGACACCTGTTGCTCTTGCTATGCCCGACCAATACAAAGAACCAGACGACCCTATACTTTCGTATAGACAATACTGCATTGCTGAAAAGCATTATGCACAATGGAACAAAAGCAGACCCCGGCCTGTTTGGTGGCCCACACCTAATGCTTGGACTGCTTAATCAGTCATCAATGATGATGAAAATGCTTGACATATATGAGGATTGCCCTTATATTTGTCTTGTTTAATAACTACCTTATAAGGAGTATAAAATTATGGCTATTTTAGAAGGTAAAGCTTATTGGGCAAGTGTAACAACACCCAATACGACTTACGAACCTGTTTATACTGTAGACTTAGTAGTTGATGCAGATACTGCAAATGACTTTGAGTCTAGAGGATTTCGTGTAAAGGACCTAACATTGAAAAATGAAGATGGTTCTCAAGAATCAGTAGGTAAAGCTATTGTTATCAAAAGGAAAGTTAATGGTGCTAGTAATACTGTTAGACCAGCTCCAAAACTTTTTGATAAGAATAAGAATCCTATCGATACTATTGTTGGTAATGGCTCAACAGTCAAAGTTCAATACAATGAATGGGAGACTGAAAACAAGTATGGTAAGTTCAAAGGTTTGGACTTCCAAGCTATGCAAGTCATTGACCTTGTATCCGTTAAATCCGGAGATGGAGATGAACTAGACCCATTTGGTGATGGGGAGGAATTTTAATCATGATTATTGTTGTTAATGGAGTTTCTTACGAAACTGAAAACATCAAAGATGCTGATAAGCGTAAGCAAGTTCAAGCTTACGTAAGTCAAATGGCTTTCAATAACCAGATGCAAATCAGCATTCAAAAGAGCAATGATAAGCTTCAAGGAGAACTTAACGAACTCCTACCGGAAGAAGCTGTTGTTGAAAATGAAGTAAATGATTCTGCAAAGACTGAGAAGTCTAAGAAGTAATTGTTTTTCTTTTTATACCTCGTATGGCTCTCTTCGGAGAGCCTTTTTTATGGATAAATTATGGCAGTAAAATTTGTAAAATATCACTTACCATGTCCCTCGTGTGGTAGTAGTGATGCGTTAAGTGTTAACGAGGATGCGTCAGCTAAGTGTTTTAGTTGCGATAAATTTTTTCCTAAGTTTGAGGAAGGAGGTCAATATTCAAATATGCAAACAGTAAAAACTCAACAACCTCTACGAGCTATCAATGTGGAAGGAGGATGCTTTTCACGATTAGTAGATAGAGGTATATCGCAGGAGACTGCAAAAACGTTTGGAGTGAAAGTTGTTTATAGTTCAGATGGTAAAGTTGCTCAACATCTTTATCCGTTCTACATTAACAACGAAATCTCAGCTATTAAAACAAGATATGTAAATGATAAAAGATTTACTATTGAAGGAACAATTCAAGGCACTGGTCTCTTTGGCCAGAACTTATTTAAAGCTGGTGGAAAATACATCACGATAACTGAAGGCGAGTGTGATGCTATGGCAGTCTATGAAATGACTGGTAGCAAGTGGCCTGTGGTTTCAATTAAGACTGGTGTGGCTTCAGCAGTACGAGATATAAAAGATAACATAGAATATTTAGAAAGTTTCGACAACGTTATAATCTGTTTTGACAAAGACAAAGCCGGTATTGAGGCCTCTAAGAAAGTAGCCTCGATACTAAAACCTTTAAAAGCAAAGATAGTAAACTTACCTAATGGTTATAAAGATGCCAACGATATGTTGTTGCAAAACAAACATCAAGACTTTGTTAAAGCTTGGTGGGATGCCAAGATATTTACACCTAGTGGTATCATAAGAGTCTCAGAAAAAGAGACAGACTTTTTCAATCGTCCTAAAAAGGATAGCATTCCTTACCCATACGAAGGTCTTAACAAAAAACTTATCGGTATGCGACAAGGAGAGTTGGTGACGATTACTGGTGGTACTGGACTAGGAAAGTCTTCGGTAACAAGAGAGCTAGAACATTGGCTCATAAATAAAACTGATGACAACGTAGGTATCATTGCGTTAGAAGAGGACTGGAGACGAACAGTCGATGGTGTTATGAGTATCGAAGCTAACGCAAGACTTTACATAGATAGTGTTAGAGAAACATTTACGTTTGAGACTTTAAGAACTATGTATCAGAAGTTGTTTGGTAAGGATAAAGTTTTTATTCATGCTCACTTCGGGACTAATGATATTGAAGATATCTTTTCTAAGCTTCGTTATCTTATTGTTGGATGTGATTGTAAATGGGTGGTAGTCGACCACTTACACATGTTAGTTACAGCTCTGTCTGAAAATGATGAACGTAGAGGTATTGACAATATCATGACAAGACTTAGAAGCATGGTCGAAGAGACAGGTGCAGGTATTTTTCTTGTCTCACACCTCCGAAGAGTCGATGGTAACAAAGGACACGAGAATGGAATCCAAGTCAATCTGAGCCATCTGAGAGGCTCACAGAGCATAGCACAACTATCCGACTGTGTGATTGCCCTTGAACGAAATCAACAGGCAGAAGACGAAAGAGAAGCTCAGACAACACGTTTGAGAGTATTAAAGTCAAGATACACCGGAGATGTTGGTATGGCCTGTGCCTTGCTTTATGATAAAGATACAGGTAGACTAGAAGAACTAGATGAAACTGATTTTAGTAGCTTCGATAGTAAAATGGAACCAGATATACCTTTCTAGATTATGAAACGTTTAGTATTTGACATAGAAACAGATGACTTAAATGCAACAAAAGTCTGGTGTATTGTCGCTATAGATGAGGATGATAAGGTCTATAGCTTTCATGGCGATACTATTGAGGATGGTCTAAAGCTTCTCAACGAAACAGAGATGCTAATAGGCCATAACATTCTTGGTTTTGATATCCCAGTCTTAACAAAACTGTACGATTGGACACCGAAGGCCTCCATTAAAATCATTGACACTTTGGTGTTGAGTAGGCTATTTAACCCTACAAGAGAAGGTGGGCACAGTTTGGAGAGATGGGGTATCAAACTAGGATTGCACAAGTTAGAGTCGCCAGACTTCTCTGAGTTCTCAGATGAAATGTTAAAGTATTGTATTGCTGATACAAAACTTAACAAACTTTTATTTGAAAATCTTCGAACTCAAGCTTCTGGTTTTTCTAAAGAATGTATAGCTATTGAACATGACACAACTAAAATTTTAGAAGAACAAAAACGTAATGGTTTCTTGTTTGATGTCAAAAAAGCTACACTTTTAACAGCTAAGTTTCAAAAACTTTTGAAGGAAGTCGAAGAAGAAGTACACGTAACTTTTAAACCAAAATGGATTGACGATAAACTTGTTACTCCTAAATGGAATAAAGATGGGTCTTTATCTCGTAGAGGCTTGACAGAAGAGGAATACAACAGTATAATAGATGGTTCACGTCCTAAAAAACCTTTCATGCGTAAAAAGCTCCAAGAGTTTAATTTGGGGTCCCGGAAACAGATTGGTGAATATCTTCAGGACTTTGGGTGGAAGCCTAAAAAGTTTACTCCAACAGGCCAACCTATTGTCGATGAAACTACTTTAAAAGAAATCGACCACATTTACGAAGCAAAACTTATAGCTGACTATCTACTGTATCAGAAAAGAATTGCACAAGTTCAGTCTTGGCTAGACTCTGTGCATGATGATGATAGAGTTAGAGGTTCAGTTTTTTGTACAGGGACCATCACAGGACGTATGGCACACCGAGACCCTAACATGGCTCAAGTGCCTAGTGTTGCTAATAGATTTGGTGACGAGTGTCGAGCCTGTTGGATTGTTCCAGAAGGTTATAAACTTGTAGGAGTTGATGCTTCTAGTCTTGAACTAAGAATGTTAGCTCACTACATGAACGATGAGGAGTATACAAATGAAATCTTACACGGAGATATTCACACAACTAACCAACAAATTGTTGGACTTAAATCAAGAGATAAGGCAAAAACATTCATCTATGCACTTATCTACGGAGCAGGAAATGCAAAACTTGGAAGCATTGTTGAAGGAACTCAAGCAGATGGTAAAGAACTTAGACAACGTTTCTTGGATGGTAAACCATCATTTAAATCTCTTAGAGATAGAGTGCAAAGAGCGTCTAAGAAAGGTTTCCTCAAAGGATTAGATGGTCGTAAGATTTTGTTACGACATGAACATGCTGCTTTAAATACTTTACTGCAAGGTGGAGGAGCAATCGTGATGAAAAAAGCATTGTGTTTACTGGACGAAAGATTAAAACTTGCTAGTATAGACTATAAGTTTGTAGCTAATATTCATGACGAATGGCAAATAGAAGTTAGAGAATGTCAAGCTATGAGAGTTGGTCAACTAGCTGTAGAGTCTATTAAAGATTCAGCTAAGTATTTTAACATGCGTTGTCCTTTGGATGGTGAATATAAAATAGGGAGTAACTGGAGTGAAACCCACTAAACAACTTGAGTTATTTAATTCCACTACTGTCGTTAGTAAAGAGAAACAAAAAATCATTTCAGAATGTTTTATTTTTTTTGGTGAAGGGGGACAGAGAATTACAGATTTGAATAGAACTTCAGAGTTTATTAAATCTATACCTGAAGATAAATATACTTTATTTAAAACAGGAGGCACACATAAGTTACCTCAATATAATAATAGAAAAGATTTTCCATTTATAAAAAATAATTATACAGGAAATATAATACATCCTAATTTTAGTAGAGCTGTTTATCCATGTTATACATTAGATAACGGTTTAATTAGTAAAAGAATTTATGCTCATAGGCTTTTTGCTATGGCATTTGTACTTAATGAAATCCCAAATATAACATATAATGTTGACCATGCTAACGAAGATAAACTTGATTATGCAGTTTCTAATTTAAGATGGGTTACTGTTTCTGAAAATATGAAAAATATTTCTAACAGAGCAATTACAAAAAAAAATAAATATAAAGTTTATTCAAGTGAAAATTATATTTAAATATAAGTGAGAAAAAAATGAAACCGAATAAAGAAGATAGAAAAAAGTTTGACCTAGACTTAGAATATGGTCAAGTTCGAGAAGATAAAATCGCAGAGATGCTTCAAGATAAAAAGATTGAAGTTAAATCTGAACGTGATATTTGGCAAACTACAGGTAACATTGCTATAGAATATGAATCTTGGGGAAAACCTTCAGGAATTAGAGCAACTGAATCTGATTATTGGTTCCATAATTTATGTATTGGTGATAGAATATTTTGTAGTTTAGTTTTTGATACTGAAGTGTTGAAAAAGATAGTAGATAAACTAGATACTTTTAGAACAGTATCGGGTGGAGATAATAATGCAAGTAGAATGTTCCTTGTAAATTTATCCAAGTTGTTTTCATCTGACGTAATAAAAGCTTTTAAAGAATTGGAAGATGAAAAAGAAAAAGATTGAAACCCTAGTTGAAGATATTTATAAAGTTATCGGCTCGTTAGCTGAAGACAAACCAATAAAAATATCTGAAGCTGAATACGAAGAGTTTGGTAAAGCTATGTCGGATGCCTTAAGACATTGGGCAACACCATCGTCTGGTGCTAGAGATAATATTAGAATGTCTAATGTTGGTAGACCTCTACGTAGACTGTGGTATGAACTAAAATCTCCAGACTTAAACAATGAGAAAATGTCTTCTCCTCTTTTTATAAAATTTCTGTATGGTCATTTACTAGAAGTATTAGTTTTGTTCTTTACGAAACTAGCTGGACATGAAGTAACAGATGAACAAAAAGAAATTAAAGTCTTAGGTGTTAAAGGACACATGGACTGTAAGATAGATGGACAAGTTATAGATGTTAAATCGGCCTCTGGTTATTCTTTCAAGAAATTTAAAGAAGGAACTCTAGGAGAGAATGATTCGTTTGGTTATCTTTCTCAGTTGGCCGGATATGAACATGCTGAGAAGACCTCAAAAGGAGGCTTCTTAGTTATGAACAAAGAGACTGGAGAACTTACAACATTTATTCCAGATGATTTAGACAAACCAAACATAACTACAAAGATTAAAAAAGTTAAGAAAGCTATTGCTAGTGATACTCCTCCAGAGCTTTGTTATGAGCCAATACCAGAAGGGAGTTATGGTAATATGAAGTTGCCTAGAGACTGTACGTATTGTCCGTTTAAGTTTGAATGTCACAAAGACGCAAACGATGGACAAGGTTTAAGAGTCTTTGCTTATGCAAAAGGCAATACTTACTTTACTAAAGTAGAAAGAGAACCTAACGTTGAGGAAATAAAGATACTATGAATGGTAGAAAATCTAAAAAAGTTAGACTAAAAGCTAAACTTCTTTTTATTGAATGGATAGGTTCATTCTTAAAAGAAGAAGACCGTAAGCAAATTAACTTACAAAACTTTACTCAGTTATTACCTGATGAAACTCATGTATATGCCAACAGAAGATTAATGCATTCAGCATTTTCTTTTAGATGGTTCATTAAGTACGTTAAAATCTTAAGCAAGAAAAAAGCTATAGATGATATCAAGCTTACCGATGTGATGGAATATGCGAGGGTATCGTAAGCCTAGGAAGATTCGTCCTAAAGAAAAAGAGGTACCTCCCGGTTACGATTCTAATTGGGAATATAAGCTTCATCAAACAGTTTTAAAAAACTGGGAACATCATGGTGACAAAGTCAACTACATAGTTGAACATCATTATGAGCCAGACTTTATTAAAGTAATTGATGATAAAGAATACCTCCTAGAAGCTAAAGGTCGCTTCTGGGACTATAACGAATACAACAAGTATGTTTGGATTCGTAAATCATTAGAGCCTAATCAAGAGTTAGTATTTCTTTTTTCTAGCCCTTCATCGCCTATGCCTCAAGCAAAAAGACGTAAGGATGGAACAAAAAGAAGCCACGCTGAATGGGCCGAAAAGAATAATTTTAAATGGTACACGGAGGACACATTACCGGATGAATGGAAAATATAAATTTAACGAAAACAAACTAATAAAAGAACTACAAAAATATGTAGACGATAC